CGAATCATAAATAGCTATGTTATTAATACTAGAGGTAGTGTCTATGTTATTATTCGTATTTGTAGATATGTTATTAGTAGTACGATTGGATGAAAACAGCACATTATTTGACAATAAATTATCTAGAGTAGTAATTACTGTATTTGCATGATAATCACTTCTTATGAATGACCCAGTAGTATGAATATTGATTGGAACCGCTGACGTGTAATGGTCAATATCGTCATCCATAATATCATCAAAACTATTGAAATAATAATCTCTAACGGATTCATAATTGGTGTCATCATTCTCTTCTTCATCTTCGAACATTTCTAATTCGATAATATCTGTATTAGCGCTTTCACTACTTATGTTAGAATATAGTGGTGATAATGGAGTACTTCTATAGGTGTTTGATGTCATTACAAAGTACTCTATTGTTTTTTTTAGGTCGAATGATTCGTGACTGTTGGAAAAACTATCGTTGTCATCATAGAAAGGACAGTATTTCTTATCAAAATCTATAGAAATTATTCGTGTTGATGGCTTAACCCCATCATATTTTTTGATTATTTTGCGTATCTTTCTACCAAAAGTAAAGTTATACATATAAAGTTTATTCAGCTTGTAATACAGATAAATGTGCATACTATGTTTTTTATTTATTTCTAGTGTGAATTTAGATGTCAAATAAAGTAATAAGTATGGTTTCATTATTTCAACTAATTCTGTCTTAGGAAAATCAACAGATATTTGAAACTTGTTTCTAGTTTTTATATTGTACTCTTTTATCATATTGTGTATTACGTTTGCAAGTACGATATCATTCGTCTCACGAACATACTGATGAATAGATTTTTCTCTGAGTAATGATTCATGACGGTCATAAAATTGAGTTAAATTAAAATTGCACTTGAATAATTTATAGAATAACTCGTTAGTAATATGTGTATTGAATATGATATGAAAATATATAGTATACAATATTGCTTTTGAAAAAATAACATTATTATATGGGTTTTTGATTGCCAACGGCTCTGAATAAAAAACACACGATGTATTCTGTAAACAGTTATTAATAATCTTGGACAAATCAAAAACAGAGAATAAATATCTTGTTTTTTCCTGGTATATGCATATTGTAGTTCTTTTTTTAATGTCTAGTTTGTTGGAAACCAAATCCTCATCTACAAGTAATTTAGATTTATTAAACATAATACGATGTTTGAATCGATTCAACGCATGATAAACGGATTGTATTTTACAAAAAGTATTAATAAACTCTTCCTTATTATTTTGTGGTATAAAAGAGTTACTTATCATATCTCGAAAAAAAATAAATTTGGTGTTTATGGAATATTTTGAATTCTTACACAAGGATTCAAAATTAAATGATAATAATAGTGGTAGATTAGTAGATTGTTCAATAATTTTGGTTGTTATATCATAAAACATTAAGTTAATACTATATTAATTGTAAATATTTTTATATAGGTTATTTTGAGATATTATTTATAATCATGTCTATCATCTCTGTGATGTCTGTCTTAGAACGATGAGTTAGAATCCTGGGTCGTAATCATCATCATCGCCCATATTAGTCGTTTTAATATTAGTTACATTATTTTGTATAGTCAAGTTAGTAATAGCACAAGGATCGCTAATATCTTCTGCACCAGAGCCAAACATCTCGTCAATCTGGTCCTCGGTATTAGTGAACTTGAACTTGCTGGTTTCTTTAAGTTTGTTCATTTCTTCGATGTCCAATACCACTTGGAATGAACTAGTACCATACAATCCTTCTTGTCCACACATGACATTAGCAGATACACCACGCAATATATCCAATTCTGCATGTCTAGCTGCTTTTAAAAACATTTCAGGCGTTTCTTCAAACGATGCCTTGGCAATAGGACCAATATTATCATTATTAATTCCGTGTCTGAATATCGAAATCATTTTATAAGAATATGTCATTCTATCCACCAATACACTAAAGTTGTGATGATTAATATAGGTACCATCAAACTCAATAACATCAATCAACTCATTATATATTGCTTGTCTGGCGGCTTCAATACCCAAAACATTATAGATTTCAGCTATATCGTTACTGAATGTTCTGGTATTATCAATATAATCTAGTCCAAGTACGGACAACAAATTAGTTCCAACTGTATCTAGTAGCCATATGTCTTGCTTCTTGTATATTCCGTTATTTTCAATCATATTATCTTTGAGTTTTCTCATAATGACCTTGTTGATTTTTTTCGTACCTCTCAGTATGACATTTTGCAAAAGTTGTTCTTGGAAATTCTTCAAGATGTAAATCTGGTCGGATTGATCTAATGGATTAACATTCGGTTTCTTTTTCGTTTTCATAGTTTTCATGACTTCATTCATTCTTATTCTGAACACTAGTTTTTCAGAATTATAATCAGAATATACACATGTAATTTGGTCTTCATAACAATTATTCAAAGTGAAGTTAATATCATCCATAGTTATATTCTTTTCCAACATAACTTCTGGGTCCATTACCATTCTGATAACCCACTTCGATTTTTCGCTATCGTCATCATTCTCGATTGTTTCATCATTACACTCCGCAACCATTTGCTGGAATTCTTGATACTGTTTCATGGTATCTTTATCCTCTTCTATAAGTGTGTCTAGGTCGTCTGGATCAAAACATATTTCACTAGATACGACAACGTCTTCCAATTTAGTGTGCTCTAACATGTGCATAATAGATGTAGCTTTTTCTTTGACTGTTTCATCCTCCTTTTTAAGGTAAACTGTGAGCGATGGATTCTTCGGCTCGCTGGATAATGATAGTATTTCTTCAATACGAGGCACACCACGAGTAACATTCGACTTTGACGCCACACCAGCAAAATGAAAGGTATTCAAAGTCATCTGTGTTGATACCTCACCTATACTTTGTCCTGCTATCATTCCAACCATTTCCCCTGGTGCTACTATAGCGCGTTTGTAAGAGTTGACAATCGTATCTAATAGTAATTGCAAGGATTTCATGTTGAATCGCTTTACAACAACCAGTTCTTTAGGCGACAAATAATAGTAGAATAGTGTCTTGAATAAGTCAGTAGGTGGAGCAAAGATAATCTTTTCTAGCTTATCATAGCATGCTTCTATTAGCTGGAAAGCTTCCAAAGGTGTAATATCAGATAATGACGTCATCGATATATTTGTTTGTCCTTGTATGTTATTAATAATATACGCGAATGCTACTGGCGAGTTTACAATTATATCACCTTTACCTTTAAAGACATTCTTAATGATTTTGTCTCTCATTTGTATCATAAATTGTGTGTATTTGTCACAGTATTCTTTCATACTTTTTTTCTGTTTGTTATAACGAGTTAGTGTGTTCTTCAAGAATACACTCGAAAGTATATTACTTTTGTTATTGTTTTCTGGCAATATGAAGTGTGAATATATTTCTTGTGTACTCATACTAACAATAGGTATTAACTGGTTTTCTACTTTAGTCGTATCGATGTTATCATCACCATAAGCAAATTGTACAATCTTACCCTTGTTATTTCTTACGGTCATGTCATAGTTTACCATTAAATCTTCAAGACCTTTAATTAATCGTCTTTGAATATAACCTGTTGTAGAAGTTTTGACAGCCGTATCAATAAGACCTACTCTGCCACCCATAGCATGGAAGAATAGTTCTTGAGGCGACAATCCATTAATATACGAACTTTCAACAAATCCTCTCGCAACTGGACTATCATCGTATTTAGTATAATGCGGTAACGTTCTTTGTTCAAATCCATAAGGGATTCTTTTTCCATCTACGTTCTGTTGACCTAAACAAGAAATCATAAAGGATATGTTCAAATCCGATCCCTTAGACCCTGCTTTTACCATAGTAACAAATCGATTGTTTTTATCCAAACTATTCAGACCAATTTTGCCTGATTCAGATGTCGCCTGATTAAGTATGTTATTTACCTTTGTTTCAAATTCTTCGTTATTAGTTTTACCAGATTTGTTTTCAAAGATACCAATCTGTGTTTGTTCAATCAAATTTTTTACATCTGCTTTTTTCTGCGTAATTACTTTGATAATTTCTTCGTTTGTTTTGTTGTCAGAAATTAAGTCACTAATACCAACACTAAATGCAGAGTATTTCATGTACTCAGTTACCACATTTTGCAAATCATCGATAAACTTGGCGCAACCTTGGTTACCGAAATCGTTGCATATTCTTTGTAATAACCCTTTTGTACCACCACCTACTACTTGTTTATCCATTTGTCCTCTAATATACTTACCATTCTTGATTTCAAGAACTGCATTAGATGTGTTGAAATCCATGTCATCTTTGTATGCCTTCGTCTTATATTTTAAGCTTAGTGGATACATTATTTGTGACAATAAATCAAAACTCGATATACCTTTTTCTTTGGTGAAATCTTTGGCTAACATGTTTTCATCAACACCATCAAACAACATCATCAAGTTCATGGCATTACGTGGTGTGAAATGAATGTTTTCTCTGGTGAATTGGTAACATCCAAGCATAGAATCTTGAAATATACCAATAATAGAGGAGTTATTAGCAGGACTGATTATTTGATAAGGTACTGCTGCCAAATTAATCAATTCTGATTCCGATTCCAGGTCTTGTGGCATGTGCAAGTTCATCTCATCACCATCAAAATCAGCATTATATGGTTTTGTATCAGCTACATTCATACGGAATGTGTCGCCTAATTTCATAACTTTTGCGATATGACACATCATACTCATTCTATGAAGTGTAGGTTGTCTATTGAAAAGAACTGGGTCGCCATCCATCATGTGTCTATGAACTATATCACCATCCTCCAAAGTAATGGATTCACGGTCCATAAAATATCTCAAGGTAATGGACTCGCCGTTTTCCTTTTCCAATATTTTCGCTCCAGGCCATACGTCAGGACCGTTCTGAACTAGTTTTGTCAAAAATGCCTTGTTCATTTTGTTAACCTTTACTGGTTTTGTAATATTTTTTGCGATTTTCATAGGAATTCCCAATTCTTTGATTGACAGATTCGGGTCAGCAGTAATAACAGATCTTGCACTAAAGTCGACACGTTTTGCCATAAGATTACCTCTCATTCTTCCACCTTTACCGTTCAACCTATCCTTAATCGATTTCAAGGGTCTTCCTGAACGTTGTGCTACAGAAGCTACGCCTGGTATTTTATTATCTACTTGTGTAGCCACATAATATTGTAATACTGTTGTCCAGTCATCAATAACATTAGATGGTGCGTTATTATTTATTTTTTCTTGTAGAGTTTTGTTCGCTTTAATAATATTTACTAATATATGACTTAAGTCGTCTTCTGAACGTTGTTGTGCGTCATGTTTTACAGATGGTCTTACTGCAGGAGGCGGAATAATCATCGTTTGACAAATCATCCAATCTGGTCTAGACCAAACAGGACTAAAACCCATAAATGCAACGTCTTCATCAGATATACGTTTCAAAATCTTCAACGTCATTTCTGGTGTGAATTTAACTATTATTGGCTCAGAACTATCATCATTCTTATCCTCATTTTTCCACTCTGCAACAATAGTTGCCAACCCTTCTTTTCTTATTTTACCATTAGGAGGACATGGTTGTAAACATCCACAACCATCTTCTATATCATCACCACATCTTTTTACTTTACTTGCTAAACTAAACACTTGTTTCCATCGTGCTTCATTATTTTTACTAAAAGTCTTACTGTATTTACTTTTACTTATAAGTAGTTTACTGCATTTAATACAAACACAACGTAAGCATTTGATTATAGTATTCAAGTACTGTATGTAATAAACTGGCTTGGCCAACTCTATGTGACCATTATAACCTGGTGTTTCCATATAATCCAACCCATCTGTAGGACATATTAACCCAGGGTCTAACACACCCATCCGAGGGTCAAATAACCCACCGATAACAGGTTTGTTGTTTATGTAAGTATCTCTTGTGGTAACCTCCACTACCGAACTCTTTCTTATTTCCTCAGGAGACATAATACTAAATTGTACTCCAATTACTTTTGACACGTTTACTGAGGTATTATTGTTGTATTTCATCATGCTGTATATATTATATTACATAGATTTTAGATAGTTTAAAATCATTTTTATTTTATTTTACTTGATAATATGAATTTGTACATTTATATTATTTATAAATATATTTTCTCCCTTTTATGTCGTTTATATCATTCCCAATCAATACAGAAATGTGTTTCTTTATAGTTTTCCTTACATGTTCTTCTGAACAACACATCAGTTCTGCAACATCTTTATTTGTACGTTTTATGTTGAAAAGGTAATCAAATCTATAATAAAACAATCTCTTTACAAAAGGTTCCAATCTATTTATTTCAACCCAAAAATAGAGTAAATCGCTATTATTTTCAATTTGTACAGATTTCATATAATCAAGACCCCTTAAATAAGTAGTGTATTCGTATTCTCTGTAAACAGGTTTACGCTTCATTACGCTTTTACGTCGTTCAGTTATCGGTATTTTTGATATTGTGTAGTTATCTGTTATACATTTGTATATAGAACCCTCTATGTAAATTTTAGCATAATTTACAAACAATCTTCTTCCGTCATATTTCCGTACACTATCATACAGCCCTCTGTATCCATAAACTAACATATCTTGTTTAATATTTAGTATTTTTCTTTTGTGAATTTTCCCAAACATTTTTGCGGTACTGCACACTAGAGGCACATGTCTCATAAATATAATGTAATTTACTTTCTCCATCATAGATTGTGATGTATGTTTATCTGTTTTATAATGTTGAAGAATTCTCCACTGTTTGGGCGTAATCATTTTGTATGAGCATACACATAAACACTTTAATAATAATAAAAAATAAAATAAAAACAAAACGTTTCCCATGGTTATTATAATTAAATCTATTTATTAGTTTTTAATTTATTATTTATCGTATACATTTATACGTAGTATAGTGTAAAAAATGATACGATACAAGGGTTGAAATACCGTAAAAATGTGATATAAATAAAAAAAATGAATGAAAATAAAATATATAGAACATGTAGTAATTACATACAAAATGAAAGGTGAAACTATCCAAAACAAGAAAAACTGCAAGTACAACTCATCTGATGATAATTCAGATTACACTAGCGATGTTAGTGAAGGAGAAATAGATGTACATGAATATCGCAAATTTATTTCCAAAATATTTCCATCAAAACACATTAATAATAAGATCAAAGCAGGTAACCGAATTAAAAAATTGAATAAAAAAGAGAATAAAAACAAAAAAAATAACAGTAAAAGCGATTATGACGATGATGACACCGAAACTTTAGATGATGAAGATACTGATACTAGTTATGAAGATGAGGATGATGAGGATGATGAAGACGACGAAGAGGAAGAAGAATACGATGACGAAGATGATGAAGATGAACAACCACGTCGTCGTAAAGCAATCGACAAAGAAAAAAAGGACAACAACAAAGGGTTATCTATTGTTACACGAAGCAAAAGTAAAAAGAGTTCAAGGGTTGTAAAAGAATTACCCAAGAAAAAGGGTTCTTCCAGCGATAATAAAAAATCAAATAAAAAACAGAATAATAAAAAGAAAAATAAAAAAAAGGTTGTTGAAAGTGATAGTAGTGATGACGACGAAGACGAAGATATTTATGAAGATGATGACGAGGAGGATGATGACGATGATATGATTAGTCCAAAATCTAATAAAGTAAATATTATTTTCACGATTGGTGGAGCTGAGGATGAATATGAAGATGACGATGATGACTATGAAGATGATTATAGCGACGATTATGAAACAGAGGATGAAAATGCATCAGTATCGTCCGTCGAATCAACCCCGAAAAAGAAGAAGATTATTAAAAAGTCGTCAAAGAGTAAGAAGGACCAAGATAAGGACCCCGAAGATAAGGATAAAGAACAAGACAAAGACAAAGATAGTAGTAAGAAGAAATCAAAGGATGATGATGATAAAAAGGAATCTAACGAGAAAACATCAGGTTCTATGAAGAAGTCAAGTTCATTCAAAGATAGATTGAATAATCTAAGTAAATTATTAGACGATAATAAAGATAAAAATAAGGACCATCTAATTGAGAAATGCATAGCAATATGCGAAGAAGATATCAAACATTCAGAAGAAAAGAAGAACAAAAAGGTGAAAAAAGAAAAAGACCGTAATCTTAGAATATTCAAAAAGATAATTAGTGATAAAAATGTGATGAATGACTTTACATTTTATGAAAAATTAGACGTGGAACAACAGAAAAAGGTTCTAAAAGAGTTGAGAGAAATAAACAAATTAACTAGAATTGAAAAACCATACAGAATGTGTATATTAGAATCCGATATCCCAACTGTTTTCAAGGGTGCTGCTATGAAAAAAATTAACACGCTAAGACAGATGGACCCAGGTAGCGGTGAATTCTACAAGGTGAAGAATTGGGTGGATACTTTTATGAGAATACCATTCGGAAAACACCAGCAATTAGATGTCAGTATTACCAAAGGTGTAGATTCGTGTCATGAGTTTATGGAAAAAGCACAAGGTACATTAAATGAAGCTATTTACGGATTGAATGATGCTAAGATGCAAATAATGCAAATGTTAGGTCAATTTGTGACTAATCCGACATCAATAGGAGGAGCAATAGCTATTCATGGTCCACCAGGTACTGGTAAAACTAGTTTGGTGAAAGAAGGAATCAGTAAAATCCTGAACAGGCCTTTTGCGTTTATAGCATTAGGTGGTGCAACTGACAGTAGTTTTCTAGAAGGTCATTCATATACTTACGAAGGTAGTACATGGGGTAAGATTGTTCAAATATTGATTGATAGTAAGTGCATGAACCCAGTAATTTATTTTGATGAGCTTGACAAGATAAGTGACACCCCAAAAGGTGAGGAAATCACAGGAATACTTACTCATTTGACTGATACAACTCAAAATACGCAATTTCATGATAAATATTTCTCGGAAATTGATTTTGATTTAAGTAAATGCATGTTTATATTCAGTTACAACGATGAGAGTAAAATCAACCCAATATTAAAGGATAGAATGTATAGAACCCAGACCAAGGGGTATAACTTGAAAGAAAAAACTACTATAGGTAAGGACTATTTGCTACCTAAGATTCGTAAACAACTGGTATTTGAAGATGCTGATGTAATCATTCCCGACGAAACATTACAACATGTGATAGATAATTTATGTGATAAAGAGCAAGGTGTACGTAACTTGAAACGTTGTCTTGAGATAATCTATACCAAGTTGAACCTATATCGTCTAATGAAGCCAGGAGTAAATTTGTTCGAAGAGAATATGTCTTTGAAAGTGGAATTCCCATTCACGGTAACAAAAGAAATCGCAGAAAAACTAATTACTAGAAAAGACAACAACATGTCATCGCTTTATGGATTATATATTTAAAATTGTAATATATTATAGTATTATTGAATAACCAAATAATTTAACTGATAATTTAACTGATAATTTAACTGATAATTTAACTGATAATTAATTTTTTTATTGTATCTAAAATAACAAGAAAATATTATTATTAGGATATAGTTTAAACATAAACTGTTATTATTATCTAGCATATGATAGACAATAATAGCAACGATAGTAACGAAGTTGAATTTAATTACGTAAAAAGTAAATATACAAGAATAAGCAAGAAACTACAAGATATAACCAATTTGTATTCAGAGCTTATTCGTTATTGTGATATTTTTAAATGTAAATTAGGCAAGGATAATATGTTAGATTTAAAAAGAAGAAAACAATATTACATCAACCAGCGTACACGTGTTGAACACAATATATCCAAAATAATTAGCAACGTAAACAGCTCGGATGAAGATGACCTAGATTACGAAGCCAAGTATTGTACAGATGGTAATTGTCATCGTTTTACAAGTGACGTCATAGACATAGATGAAAATACATCACAACGTATTACTTATTGTACTTTATGCGAGTATACCAAAAAGTAATGAATATGAATATTAGAGTTTTGTAGGGAGTGTTGGTGGGTGTTGTTAATTAACGCACGTTTATTTACCATATAGTATTTGTGTTATGCCACCACATGCCATTACCTTTCTTCACGTCATATAGCTTTCTAAAAATAGTGGACCTTGTTAGTGGTATATTACACCTATATTTATTAGGCGGGTGAGGATTGGTTAATAATAGAGGAATAGTTGCTTTTACGGGTTCATATGATTGATGATGTATAGCATAATATATAAAAAAGTTCTGGAAAATGTTAGTAGCAATTAGCGAATCTTTATTCATATAAATTATATAATCTTTCAAATACTCACTAATAATGGCTACACTTGAAATATCAGCAATATCTTCGCCTAAGCTTAATGAAGCGTCGAAATCATATTTGTCTTTGCCCAAGAATTCCTCATATTGTTTTTCTACGTCACGGGTTAACCGTTTGAATGTTTTCTTGTCTTTAGGCGTCCACCAGTCATATAGTTTACCGTTTTCGTCATATTTACTACCATTATTGTCTAATGAATGTGATATCTCATGCGAAATAATGTATCCTATACCAGCCAGGTTGTATTCTATTCGTTTGGTTAAATCAATAAAAGGTGGTTGTAAAAGTCCCATATTCATGAATATTTGGTTTTTACTTGGGGTATATGATGCATTAACCACATAAGGGTAATAACCGTCTAATTTTGCAGGATAATCATTCCAATCGACATTTGGCAATACGATTAATGATTTTTTTCCTATTATACTAATTTGTTTTTTGAAACGTGAATCACATATTTTTTCAAGATTGTCGTAAAAATTACTACTATACGATAATACAGGATCTTCACCCATATTTTCAACATTACCAACAACAAAGTTTATTTTCTCCAATTTTCGAATAGCTCTTTGTTTTGTACTTGTTGATAACCATTCATTCCGTGAAACAATTCGTTTAAAAACTGTACTGAGGTCTTTACCCATATTAATTACTGATGTAACAACGTCTTTGTTATAAGCATGTATTAGATATTTTTTGGATAACCAATTTCCAAACGATAAGGACATGTACAACGATATATTTACTGCATCATTAGTTACTATTTTTTGTTGTCCTCGTTGATGATTTCCATAAAATTCGTAGACAATTTCTCTCCATTTGTTGGTAATCCTACACAGATTAGCCAATAGAGTAAACAACCAAAAAGTGCGCCATTTTGGTGTTTTCCAATTATCAATAAATAACTTGGTACACCGTTTTAAATAACCCAAATCATATGTCAAGAAATATGGCGGAGGAGTTTTAAATCCTAATTCTTTTGAGTAGGTTATCCAATCAAAACCATATTTATGTAATGACTCTGATGCTTTCACTTTCGTAGCTGTATCATACGATTTGTTGTACTCGATTGCGTTGAGAAGTTCTATCTCAACGTCTAATACATCGCGCGGTTTAAGTCCATGATCCTTACCTAGAGAAGTATCCAATATTTTACGAACAAAATTAATATATTTTGTACGATTAATTAAAGAATGTGAACTTTTGTCAAATATGTTATAAACGTTGTTGTCAATCGACTCAAAATTGTGATAGAATAACCAACAACACGCAACATTAGGGTCACTTGGTTCTGGGAAAAAATTCAACACGAAAGGTCCACGATGTCTTACCATTTCATGCTTACCATAGTAAGCTAATAATTTCCAAGGGTTGTTCTCACTTATAAAGTTATCAATTAGTTGTACATAATCTTTGGCTATCCTCTTGCTATTACTTGGCGAATTCATGCTGATAATAGATTTACGAAAAATGTCAATATTTTTCGCCATGTTATTATGGTGTTGTTTTATATAACTTTTTATAAGGTTATCTAACTCTTCATATACGTTATGCTGTACAGACGTAAAATCGGATTTTCGCACTATATATTTCTCATCATCACTTACATTTGACGCGCTTTTCATCCATTTGTAATTAACATATCCATAAAAATCATTTTGGGGTTTAACATTTTTTGGTATTTCAACTGCTGTAATTTCTGTCATAAAAATATTATTAACCTGTTTATCAGGTAAAATTAAATCAGTTTTTCTTATTCTGTTGTATTCTTGTTCGAATGGTAAAACAGCATCTGTACATTCGACGTTTCTTAGTTTATGCTTGTGTGTTTTATTTTGTGGTTTATTTTTATTTTTATTTTGTTGATTATGCTTTAATTTCTTCGTACTTTTGTTATGTATCTTAGTCATATATGATATATACTTATATACTGTATATATAATATTATATATTACACCTTTTTATCGGTGTCTGTTTAATATTCAGAATATGGTTCGTTGTTTCCACCTCTGTTATTCAAGTAGTCGTATTGGTCTACGGTCATACAAGCACACCCAGTACTAGTTGAATAGGTATTTGGACAACATTCGGGCTTGAATTCAGTAGTTGAAAACAAAAGCATTTCCCCGTCTGGTAAAGGTACAGGTTGGCTTGGTCTATTCAACACATCACTAGCACCTTTACTTGGTGGTTGTCCTGGTTGGGTTCTCATATCAGGCATATTCCATAAGTTGGTGTTAATAGATTCGTCACTATTCAAACTATATGGGGAAGGCAAATTGCTGTTGATAGTGGATGCAGAAAATCCTTCTTTATTACATCCGTTGGCGGTGCATCGGGTGCATCCACAAACTACATTCACCAATATGAAGAGAACGCATATAAAAATCAACAACTCTAAATTTAATTTTGTACCAAAAATCGAAATTTCCATTTATTATACATATTTCATAGATAATAATTTTCCTCTTGTTTTGGCTAAAAATAAGTCAACACCTGCATTATAATCAAAAAATCGAGTATTATTGATGTGCAGCATTTTGTTGGTTGTTAGTAAATGATACAATTTGCCATTTTCTTTCATGACTGATGGAATCTTTAATATTGTTGAACTATCTAAAACCTCATTATAATATCCTAACTTCATTTTTAATTCACATATGTTCAAGTTACCTGCACCATTAATAGTTACATCCCCTAAATTAAACTTGTAATGTTTTAAAATAGTTGGGTCTATCTCGACAATACCATAAACCTTGTTATTGTCCTGAAGTATATCGCCTATTTTTATGTTTTGTATTTCCTTATTATGTCCATTATTGAGAGTCACGTGTGTACCTTGACAAAAGCCTCCATCTACATGCGCGTGTAATTTGTCTACATTATTTACTCCTGTTTGCTTAATAATTTCATACAAATTCTCACCGTAAAGGTCATCCCAATCTGCGAAAATAGTGTTGTTTATAGTTACCAATTTTTGATTAGTATTAATACAATACAAATATTCTTCATCATATTTTTCAACTTTTACTGCTTGTGGGTGTTCACACACTTTAACCCATTTATCATTATGTCGCACGATATGGCTATCTGATACTATTACGTTGTTTAAGTTGTACATAACTGAACCTTTTGTGGTTACTTTGATTATTGAACATACTGAATTCTGTTTATCTAACTGGTCTCCTATTACTAGTTCGCTTATTTTCTTACTAGTGCCGTCATACATGTTAATTTGCGTATTTTTATCAAAACACTTTATTGTAGGTATAGACCCAACCTTTACTTTGAGGACTATTTCCATAAAGGTAAATAATATTGCCATAGGGATGGCTATCGACATAAAAACAGACGACATAGATGCTGCAAGTGCCCAACTTACAGGCACAGCCCATAATGCCGCAATTATTCCAGCTAATATAATTAAAATTTCTAAAACTAGCTCGCCAGATGCACCCATAAGTGATTGCAAATTATAGTAAACCGATAATAACATGTATATACAAGTAGTGAGTACGCCTACTAATTTTCCTATAAAATCCTTAAGAGAAAGGATTATCGTTTGTATAGGTATAACAACATTCATCAATCTTCCCATTATTTCTTGTACTACAGCTTGAAGTTGCGTTCGTACTTTGTCAAACATACCCCTTATAGAGTTGACTGAATCTTGTAATTCGCCTATGGTAGAAGCAATCGCGCTAGTTATAAATGTGGTCGGTGCCAGAGCTTCTCCTGCGATTGAGCTTTGAACATTATTTAAACACTGTTGGAAGTTATCAGAGGTATAATCCATAATTGATGTACCTTCAGGCGCGTTTATTAAACCTGCGAATGGTAACACATATGGTTTACACTGGTCATCCGTCCAATTATCCCTAATATCTTGGGCTTTCATCATGACAAAACAGAATGTTAATAGCAGCAAAAATATAATAGTAAATACTATAAATAAGATTAGGGAGCCACCAGAATAATCAAAATATCCCAAATTGCTATATATTTTTTTTATTTCTTTCAGCGCTGGAGTTTCTTTAAGTATATCATCTATTTTAGGTATTCCATCTATTTTAGGTATTTCAGGTCTAACAGTTTCATTATTTATTTTATCACTCATATATAATCAATTTAAAATAATGAATAGTGATAAATCTAATTTTTATAATTACAAAAATAATTTTATAATTACAAAATACTTGGTTTATTTACACCCCACCCTGAAAATTTAAAATAGCTCACATAAATAATTTACATATATATGGCATCCTTAATGTATCATCGTCCCAATCCCAGAAAATCTCACTCCCTATAACTATGCGATTATCATTAGTCGATAAACAACTAAACCAATCCACATCTTTTTTCACTGGTTTTGCTTTTGGGTATTCACATACACGTACAAATACCTCTTTGGTTGAATCATACACAAAATGCGACCCCGTTACGTATACACCACCGCCTTCAATTCCTTCATTTTCGATGTAGTACAAAGGTGTTTTTGTTTGTTTATTGTCTATTTTTATGGTTTTTGTTACAACTGATCCATTATCCAAAACATCACCTAAATTGATATCCTTCATACATACTTTGCTACCATCTGCTAGTTTTAATTTAGTATCAGGGTCAAAACACATAGCATTAATCGTTTGACCTGCTGGTCCATTCCACATACTTTGGATTGTTTTTGTTGACCCATCTAAGACGTATATTAGAGTTGTTAATGTACCTATAGTTTTACCTACAATATCACGCATAGCAATAATTATTCTTTGTATTTCAATTACTAAATTCAAGAAAACAGCAAATATATCTTTTACTATACTTGATATAAATGTACGAACCTTGCTAAACATAGCACGAGCAGAGTTAACATCTTCTGATATTGACCCAACAGAACTGCCTAGCGTATGTGTAATATAATTTATTGGAGCTAGTATATGTCCCATGAATCCTGTCATACTGTTCTGAATACAGTAGTTAAAGTTTTCATTAACATCATCTGCAAGAGGCATGTATGTTGGATTACATCTATTTTCTTGCCAGTTATCTTTAATATCCTGAGCTGCTGCAATAGCTGCAATTGCAACTATGTATAATAAAAAAAGTATATTTACTAACATAAATTTTCCCCAATTTCCACCCGAGGGCATCTTATATATTATAAATTTAATTTTATTTTAATTTTGTATGCATTTAATAACTTCGTTTAATTCCTTTGTATACATCTAATTTATATCTATATCTCATATACCTCATTTATCTCTATTACTTCATAGAATCACATACATTCGACCCGAATATAAAGGTTGTAGTCGACCAATTTTTATAATGATCGTTGCGTTGCTTAATGAAGTATGATACAAATCCTATAAAAGTGAGCAAAATAATTAGCAGTTTAAATATTCCATCTACTTCATCTATTTTTGAAATATAGTTAGCGTATTTTTTATTTTTATCAAGGTTTTCTTTATAATATGATTTATACATAGTTAATAAATATACTATAAATAATAGTAATGATACTAGACATATAAATATCATAGTCATCTTGCTATACAAAACATAAAATACATAAATTAATATTGCAGTAGCTATAGTATCTGTCGGGTATTTTGAATCACTACTGGTAAAATCTACAGCAAAAATTAATATTAATAACAATACAATATGTTTAGCTATCATGTTTTCTGTTAATAGTTTTTGTGTTTTGCAGTTTAGTATCTCTCTAACATAGTTTCCCATTACCGCTAATCCAAGAAGCATAACACCTTTTATAAAAGAGTCATTAATAGTACTATCCGCATTATCTGCAAACTTCTGTATACTCATTTATATATTAACTAACTAATTAATTATTAAAAATACTAAAAAAAACTATTAAATACTAAAAACTAAAAAACTATTAAATACTAAATACTAAAAAACTATTAAATACTGCATAATAATAATATAAATCATGTTTAATTTTTGTAACCAAAGATTCTCACTCAACTTATCATGTTATAATAACAAAAAAGAAGAAACCAAATATATAAATACCAACTTTTTCAACCCTAATCGTACTTTTTATGTATGTAGTTACGGCGGATCAGGTTCCACTATGTTAACCAAGTATCTGTCTAATTTTGGTAATATAGAACACATACATGACCGAAATCCTCCTGAAAACCTTAAATACGTAGGTAGTAAAAACACAGATTCACCAGTTTACAAAGAGTGGTTTAATAATGTTGAAGTTCCTAATGATCAACTACGTAGTATTACCGTTATTTTCATATATCGTGACCCTATAGACGTAATATATAGTAGATTTGTTCGTGGTAATTCGGAACCTAATACACAACATATGACAAACGTAATGTGTAAAAACACTAATATCAGATTAAGACAAGTGTTGTATTATAAAAAGGACCTATATGAGATTGAAAATTTTTTCAACAATTGGACGACACGAAATCCCAAACGAAATTACATAATTTATTGTATAAAATATGAAACATTTTGGAATCATATAACACATATTAATCACATGTTGAAAATTCCAGATATACCTAAACTGTATCCTGCACGTAATGAAACAAGAAGGAATAAACCTTATTATAAAGCATTACAACAAATTTATAAAAATCTTATTTACAAAATAAATAAAGCCAAATTTATTGAACTAGCATAAAATATCTATACCATCTTGACATGTGGTTATATTGTAATCTTACTATCTTAACTGTTGCATGACCAATTCCAATCTGGATTTCCTCCTACCTTCCTACTCTTGGAGGGTCTCCTTGCGTGGCTTTTTTTATAATATTTTCTAGTTTTGTTCTTAGCACTTCTTCTTCTATTCTTAGAGCCATTCCTAGTGACATTTCTAGATGCTCGTTGTTTTTTATGAACACCTCGTTTAGCAGATCTTCGCTTTTTAGTTCTAAGCTTATTTTTATGGTGTTTGTTCGATTTTATGTAACGGTTTCTCCTGGTATTGTGTCTTTTTCCACCTGATTGTGTTGAAGATGATTGGGCGGTGGTATCCATTCCACTACTACTAGAATCTACGCCACCAAAACCACTATTAGAATCTACGCCACCAAAACCACTACTAGAAGCTACGCCACCAAAACCACTACTAGAATCTACGCCACCAAAACCACTACTAGAACCTACATCACCATTACTACTAGAACCAAACCCACTACTAGAACCTGTGGCACCATTACTAGTAAAATATGAGTCAATCTCTGGATGACTTTCATTCCCGCCACGAGCACCAGTATCATTAGCTCCATATTGTTGGTATCTTATACCTTGACCACCCATTTGTCTTGCTTGAGCATCGTGTTTGGCATTCTCATGAGCTTGAGCGTGATGTTGATGATTTGATGTTTGTTGCGACCCTGGGTCCTGACCTGCACCATTTGTAACCTGATAATTGGTTTGTAACGATCTTACCTCTTGTTCACCTCCAAATATTTTTTTTGTTTTTGCATGTCTTGCACGTTTTGTATTTTTGCTTCCTCTTGACCTGTTACCTCTTCTCTTGTTATTTGTTCCACCTGCTAACAATTGATTTGCTCTTGCACCTGTTGAACTTGAATGCTTGCTATGTGCTATAGCGGATTGTTGTGGATTACCTGCAACTGATGACTGTACTGTTGGAGTTGGTGTTGACATTATTTATATATATTATACTAGTATAATATTTTTCATGAAGCTAAAAAATAACTAATATTTACAATACTAGTATTTGTATATTTATATATTTATATATTTACAGCTTAATTACTTAAAAATATTATGTATATTATCAATATAAATGGACAATAAACAACGATTACAATTACAAAATATGATTAAAGCAAATAGCACAGAGGATTACACCCAATCTATACGCGAGCTAAAGCATAGTAGCGTAATAAAAGACGATGTATTGAAATTAATTACACTTCGCTCAAAGTATACTGACCCAGATGAACTAAATATGATAGCCGCTGGTGAATGTAATTTTTTGTTTACATTTTACACCGATATTTACAACAAACTCCGTAAAGATGAAATAGATTTGAATATATTGTTGAAGTTCTTAGACGCACTTCATAAGATAGAGATTGGCGAGTATGACCAACACGAGGCGTCATTTAAAGTAGGAACATTATTAAAAGAATTATATGTAGATAGTGCTTTGAAAAAAAGTGAGAAAATCGACAAAGAAAATGAAGGTACTGTTAAAGTAGAACCTAAAAAGGCTGATAAGAACATATCATGGAAACAATTTAAACTCAAAGATGCATAATTGAGTAATAGTAGTTACGTATGTTATTTCTTAATAATATACCTAATATACCTAATATACCTAATATACCTAATATACCTAATATATGGAAGCAAATATTCGTGACAGTATCCTTATTTTTTTCGGCGTCAACTATGTCCTACAATATACAAGAAAATCGGTTATTAAAATCGTATAGTTTTACAAATAATGATAATACTGACATTAACATTCGTTTGATACGAAATAACAAAGACATCAATAGAGCGTCTATTTTTTTGACCACCAACGTATATAGTGGACAAAAATCTAAAAGTCAAGAGAGAGTACTTGCTCAACTTATAAGTGATGATTTGAATGACCGTTATAATGTGATTGTAGATAGTGTACACATAAAATACCCTTCTGCATTTTTACTTGCTGAAGAAGATGAAGATATAATTGGTTGTGTTGGTCTAGATACACAGATACTTAATGACAAAAAAAGAACCCTGCATAAAAGAGACAATAACTTTAATATTAATTCGCTTGACCAACACGATAAATTAGTTATGGTTTTATCAAATTTAGTTGTTCGACGCGATAAACGAAACCTAGGTTATGCCAAACAGTTAATCAAAACATGTGAAATTATTGCCCGCGAGTTTCTATTCAAAGAAGTATTTCTCATGGTTGATTCTGAAAATATTACTGCTCAGAGGTTGTATAAGAAAATGGGATACAAGAAAATATTACAAGATAATAATGCTAGTTGTGTAGTTTCAACACCATTAGCACTTATAAAACGAAAATGTATAAACTATTGCTACCGTAAAACTATAACATCCACCAACAAAAAGATTAGTACTCGTTTAATTTTATTAATTGTGCCTATCTTTGTATTTACATTCATTCAACATGCTTGCTAACTATACCATATAACCTGTAATATAACATGTAATATAACCTGTAACCATATAACCTATAATCTATACCAAATAAGTTTAAATATATCGCCATGAATTATATAATGTCAAAAAAATATTATATAACTCCCAGTTTGGTTATTGTGGAATCACCTGCCAAATGTAGTAAAATCCAACAATACTTAGGCAACTGCTATAAGGTAATAGCATCATATGGTCATCTTCGCGAATTAAATTCCATTAAAAATATTACTTTTAATAATAACAATACCGTCGATTTAAAATTTGATATTATTAGTAATAAGATAAAAAGAAAACAAATAGAGGTCATCAAAAACGAAATTAAAAAGTGCGATGAAGTCATATTAGCATCTGATAGTGACCGAGAAGGTGAAGCTATAGCATGGCATATTTGTCAACTGTTTAATTTAGATGTAAATAAGTGCAAAAGAATTGTCTTCAACGAGGTTACTGAAACTGCAATCAATAATGCTATAAAAAATCCAAGAACAATAAACATGGACTTGGTTCATGCACAGCAAGCTAGACAAGTACTTGATTTATTGGTTGGGTTCAAAATATCACCTGTTTTATGGAAATTTATTACGTACAACGCGAAGAATTCTTTATCGGCTGGTAGATGCCAGACCCCCGCTTTGGCACTAGTATACGATAACCAAATTGAAATTAACGAGCAAGAAAAGAAGAAGAACTACAACACCATAGGATATTTTACCACTTTGAATTTGCCATTTGAGCTGAATAAACGTTTCGAGAAAGAGGCAGAACTAAGTAAATTTCTAGAATTATGTAAAACGCATGATTACCTGTATAAATGTACTGCTCCTACAAAGGTGAATAAAACTCAACCAGAACCATTTACTACGAGTAAACTACAGCAAACGGTAAGTAATGAGCTTCGGTATTCACCAAAAGAGACTATGAAACTATGTCAAAGTTTGTATGAGGGCGGATACATTACATATATGCGTACAGATAGTAAAACATATAGCAAAGATTTTGTAGATAGTGTAAAACCCTATGTGCTGAGTAATTATGATGCCAAATATTTACGAAACGACATAGATACTCTAGTTAGTAATTCTAAGCCGCCAACTAAAAAAAAATCCACTTCCAAATCCACTAAGAAGGCCTTAACACAAGATGCACATGAAGCTATACGTCCTACCAATATACTAACGACATGTCTAAACGGTAAAGTTGGCAATAAAGAAGCCAGGGTATACAAACTAATATGGGAAAATACGTTAGAAAGTTGCATGTCAAAGGCGGTATATCATTCCATTAAATCAACGGTATCTGCGCCCAACGAATTACTATTCCAAAAAAATACGGAGCAGGTTTATTTCCCAGGTTGGAATATTGTTAAAAACAAGAACAAATTGAAGAACGATGACTTTGTATACTTACAAACTATACCTAATGATACTATAATCAACTATAGAAGAATACGCTCAACGGTAACCATTACTAATATGAAAAGCCATTATACGGAAGCTAAACTTGTCCAACTACTAGAGGAAAAAGGTATCGGAAGACCTTCTACCTATTCTATGTTATTGGATAAAATTCAAGAAAGAAGCTACGTAAAAAAAGAAGATATCGCAGGTGAAAAAATAGAGTGCAAGGACTACGAATTACTCGATAACACTATTAAGCAAACCACAGAAGAACGTGTATTTGGTAATGAAAAAAATAAACTAGTAATCACATCTTTGGGTATGATTGTAATGAAATTTCTGAGGGAACACTTTTCTGAACTCTTCAAGTATGAGTATACTAAAAATATGGAGGATGATTTAGATATTATATCAAAAGGCGAAGGAAATATGTACACGTTATGTAATGATTGTAACCAATCTATGGAAAATCTTATAAGTAATTTAAGAGGTAAAGCCAAAGTAGAGTTTAAAATAGACGATAATCACACTTATATGGTTGGGAAGTATGGTCCAGTTATAAAGTGTGTAGAAAATACTGATGATAACCAAGAAACGATTAGTTACAAGTCGGTGAAACATAATATTGATTTGAAAAAGTTAGAAAACCAAGAATATGCAGTAGCGGATATAATACTCGATTTATCTGATAAAAAGAACGATAATATTTTAGGTGTTTATGATAATGAAAACGTATTTTTGAAGAAGAGCAAATACGGTATTTATATACAGTGGGGTAAAAATACCAAATCATTAAAACCCTTGAAGAACAAAAATATGGAAACAATAACGTTGGAAGACGTCCTACCATTTCTTGAAAGTGGAAGTAACATAGTACGTGATATTACAGAAAATATAAGTATACGTAATGGACCTCGTGGACACTATATTTATTTCAAAACTGCAAAAATGAAGAAACCAAAGTTCTTTGATATAAAAAAGTTCAATCTACAGTATACCGAGCTAGATTATACTACATGCGATATAGAGTTATTTCAAAATTGGTGTAAGGATACATACAAGATTCCGTAGTCGTCCTGAATTTAGGATTGAAGACATTAATTGATATCAAAAAACAATCATTTTTGATACCATTACAAGTTTCCAGGCAACAGCAGGACACAAATATTATATAACACACAAATATTACATTATTCAAATTGTATATAATTTGGGAACATAGGTTCTTTTACAAGGGGGTTATTATAGCTTGTCGTCGTGCCCTTTTTCAATATTTCTGGATTAAGAACATCAAATCTTAACATAAACGAATACTCAAAGTTATTAAAATCTACTAATGTATCATCATTATATCTTAGCGAAATGCTAAGTTTTCGTATACGTGACGCTGGTGGATTAAACGTCTTTACTGGCCAATCACACTGTAGATTCGTAGAATAAAAATGCAAATCACTTGGTCTAGGTAGTGTTATCTTAGATAATGCATAATTTACTGAACTGCTTATAATACCATTTGGCGTATTAGAATGTTCTTCTAGTTTATTATTTATAGAAAAAGGTTGTGTAATATCAATAATGTTCAAACCAGATATACGCAGATAAATGTTCGAAGAACCCATTAGATTCACTTTATTAGGCGCTTCTATATAATATACATTTGTATTACCTAATGACGATGAAGGGTTCAGCCAATACCCATCGTCTCCTGGAGTTACATCATCATAAAAAAATCGCACGTAACCAGTTTCAATAGATGTACTATCAGTTCTTTTTAATCCAATATAGGAAGGCAGACCCCAATATGAAAAATCTGGAATATTACTTACACTAGGTTTCAGTTCTAAGTATTGATAGTCCATATATGCAGTCTCATTATTCAATACAAACTTGTCGGCAGTATTACCAAACCAAATGTTCTCTTTTACACTATTGTATACCAGTACAAATCTATTATAAGCGTCTCTACTTAACGGTAGTAAGCTTGAATAAGTTGGATTACTTTTTACATATTCGTCCAGAAGCTGTGTTATTTTCGTGTTCATTCTATTGGTAAGCTCAGTAACCATTTGCTCTTGTTTATAAAAACCAGAACTAATTGTAATTTTGAGAACATTATTTTGATTTTCAAGTAAACAACTGTAGATTGCTTCATCTAACAAAATACCATTAGTAGGTTTATATGGTTCAGGTATTGAAAAATACAGCGTTTTGTTGTTTCTTTCCTCTGTAAAAACATCGAATTTTGATGGTAAGTCCCACGAATACAAAGATACGGAACAAACATGGTCTATTGTCTGGGGTAGTACAATCTCAAATGATGATGACTTTGGAAAAGATAATATATTTCTGTCTCCTGAATGAATAGATACATATTTTCGATATGTCATATATTGGTTTGAATTGGGTTGCAAAGGGTGTGTACTATTTAATACATAATTATTAGTCAACGGGGTTACATTAATATCCATTTTATAGTATGATTTTACTATATTTAAATTATATTTCTAAGTTATTTATCTAATCTCAATAAAGTATTCCAGCATCTATTCAATAAACTATTCAATAAACTATTCAATAATCTCATCCATTCAATCATATTCTATTATATTCTATTATTTTATTATACACTTTTCTGTTGTCTACATGAATATGATAGCTATTACAATAACGGATTTTATATAAATAATATATATATATAGAAATATGGAAGATTGGTATTTAAGTGTATGTAAAGCACTACTTATTGTTGGAAAAATATCATTTATTATATCGTTTGGTACATCAGGTGCAACATCTTATGGTGCTGAACTATCTGGATATTCCTCAATCACTTTAGCGATTATGCTAATTTTGTTAATGTTATTCAAATACAAAAACATTATGGCAATATTAGCATTTTTATGGTTATTAGCTGTTATTGGGTTTATATTATTTTCTGTTCTTACCCACAAAAATCAAATTATTAATGGTCATGTACCAACATACTATTCTACATTTATAGAAGTTTCTATGATATTAATTGTAATACAAACATTAGTAATATACAGTAGTATATTTACAGAGAAATTCAAACAAAGTGGTTTTATATCACCCATTAATATATACAGCTCTTACTTATTGTCTTCACTTACGATGATGTGTTCAATCATAATATATATCATGTTGAAATACTACACTACTGACGGTTAACCAGTAAATGACATAAATGACATAAATGACTAGCTTACACAGCAATATTTTCAGAACTAATGAACTTATATGTAAGACCATATCTATTGTCCGTTTCCCAAAACCCAGAAATTTTCAATATAAAACTATTATTATTTGGTTTATCTGGTTTTGAATTATATATTTTAATAGACCCTGTTTGTAACTGTTCTGCAATATAATATTTAGGTAATTTTTCTTTTGACATTTTAGATTTGTTCATTATATGTTGTTCTATAGAAATTAATTTATCTATCAAACTACGATTGGTGTTTACATTAAAGAAGTATTTGGTCTTATTCGAATTACTGATATTATTACCATTATTCGTATTATTGGCGTGATTTATATTTGTAATATGATTATTGGTCTTTTTATTATTGTAGTTGTAATTATAATTATTGTGATTTATTTGGATGTTATTATTACCGTGATTATGGTATGAATAATGTAAACTATTGTTTTCTACTGTCACACTATTATTATTATTATCAAAATCAAAAGATATATATATACCATTCAATACAAACAACGAATTTGAATAAATTATCCTAACAAATTTGCTATTTTCCATTATGTTATTTTTTACAGGGTTATAGGCATAAATATAATCAGAATTAAATTGTTCAATAGTTGAAGTTATAATCATAATACTTTGTAATTATTATGATTGTTTATTTAATATAATTCAAAAGTAGTATATATAAATTGTAAAAAATTATATATATATATTACATATTATATTATATTATCTATAATAATATTATTGTATTAAAATGAATTTTAATAATAGTATTTACGAAATAAATAACAAAAAAGGACCAGTAATAAAACACCGCACTCAGCATAATAAACCTATAATTACTAATAAACCTATAATTACTAATAAACCTATAATTACTAATAAACCTATAATTACTAATCAACACAAAATAACTAATAAACCTATAATTACTAATAAACCTATAATTACTAATAAACCTATAATTACTAATAAACCTATAATTACTAATCAACACAAAATAACTAATCAACACAAAATAACTAATCAACATATAATTACTAATCAACACAAAATAAATAATCAACACAAAATTAATAATGATGACAAAATAAATAATCAACACAAAATTAATAATGATGACAAAATAAATAATCAACACAAAATAACTAATAAACCTATAATTACTAATAAACCTATAATTACTAATAAACCTATAATTACTAATAAACCTATAATTACTAATCAACACAAAATAACTAATCAATACAAAATTAATAATGATAACAAAATAACTAATCAATACAAAATAACTAATCAACACAAAATTAATAATCAACACAAAATAAATAATCAACACAAAATTAATAATGATGACAAAATAAATAATCAACACAAAATTAATAATGATGACAAAATTAATAATGATGACAAAATAAATAATCAACACAAAATTGATAATGATAACAAAATAACTAATCAACATATAATTACTAATCAACACAAAATTAATAATCAACACAAAATTAATAATCAACACAAAATTAATAATCAACACAAAATTAATAATGATAACAAAATTAATAATGATAACAAAATAACTAATCAACACAAAATTAATAATGATAACAAAATAACTAATCAACACAAAATTAATAATGATAACAAAATAACTAATCAAGACAAAATAACTAATCAACACAAAATTAATAATGATAACAAAATAACTAATCAAGACAAAATAACTAATCAAGACAAAATAACTAATCAAGACAAAATAACTAATCAAGACAAAATTAATAATGATAACAAAATAACTAATCAATACAAAATAACTAATCAACACAAAATTAATAATCAACACAAAATAAATAATCAACACAAAATAACTAATCAATACAAAATAACTAATCAACACAAAATTAATAATCAACACAAAATAAATAATCAACACAAAATAAATAATCAACACAAAATAACTAATCAACACAAAATAAATAATCAACACAAAATTAATAATGATAACAAAATAAATAATCAACACAAAATTAATAATGATAACAAAATTGATAATGATAACAAAATAACTAATCAACACAAAATTAATAATGATAACAAAATAACTAATCAACACAAAATTAATAATGATAACAAAATAACTAATAGTGACAAAATAACTAATAGTGACAAAATTAATAATGATAACAAAATAACTAATCAACACAAAATAACTAATCAACACAAAATAACTAATCAACACAAAATAACTAATCAACACAAAATAACTAATCAACACAAAATAACTAATCAACACAAAATTAATAATGATAACAAAATAACTAATAGTGACAAAATAACTAATCAACACAAAATTTATAATGATAACAAAATTAATAATGATGACAAAATTAATAATGATGACAAAATTAATAATGATGACAAAATTAATAATGATGACAAAATAACTAATAGTGACAAAATTAATAATGATAACAAAATAACTAATAGTGACAAAATAACTAATAGTGACAAAATAACTAATAGTGACAAAATAACTAATAGTGACAAAATAACTAATCAACACAAAATTAATAATGATGACAAAATAACTAATAGTGACAAAATAACTAATAGTGACAAAATAACTAATAGTGACAAAATAACTAATAGTGACAAAATAACTAATCAACACAAAATTAATAATGATGACAAAATAACTAATAGTGACAAAATAACTAATAGTGACAAAATAACTAATAGTGACAAAATAACTAATAGTGACAAAATAACTAATCAACACAAAATTAATAATGATGACAAAATAACTAATAGTGACAAAATTAATAATGATGACAAAATTAATAATGATAACCCTAATATAACTAGTAATATTTATTCAAGAATGAATGATATTTATACCAAGTTTGATTTGTTGGAAAAATCAAAAATATGCCATCAACTTATGAATGGTAAAACAATAGTAAATATATATCAACCTAGATATAAGCATAATAAATCAATAAAATATGCTAGTGGATTTGGTGATTTTTTAAGAGGATGCTATTTCCTACTACAATTCACATGTAATATTAATATCAATACTGTATTCTGTATTAATCACCATTTGACGAAATACCTTAAAAACAATACAACACCTTATCAAAACAAAATGCTGAATTGTGTGCCATTAATCGATATAACAAATTGGTCCAAATGTATATATGATAGAAATAATAATATAATAAATAACTCTTACAAAGTATCTGATATTCACGCTTTTTTATCATTATTAATACACTATGGACGTAACATTAAAAATAACTACATTTATATCTACACCACTCTGTATCCTATGATTGATATACCAAATTTCCATAAAGAACAAATTATCAATATGTTGGAACCTTCTGATGAAATGAACGATTGCTTACAAACAATAATGAATAAACTAGGGTTGACAAAAAATAATTATAGAATAATTCATATTAGGACGGGCGATAAGTATATAAAAAAAATATCGCTGTATAGCGTCAAAAAAAAATCACATGCTACCTTAATTTCAAAAATAAGAAATGTCGTTAATATTAATAAGGGTGAGAAATACTTACTAATTTCGGATTGTAATTCAATCAAACCTATTTTAATGAACGAATTTAATAATATCATAGGATTCCAACATGATATAGCTCATTTTGGCGAAGGACAGGAAAACAACGAATTGACAAGTAAAAACAATATGATAGATTTTTATCTAATGTCATTCTCACGTTCTATCAACTCTTTTACATGTTATCCTCATGGTACTGGCTTTAGTTTATGGTGTGCGTTGACTTATGATATTCCTTATAATTGTATGTATATACCTTAAAATTAATATAATTTTTGTTTTTGAAAAAAATTATATTATTAAATTGATTCGCGATTATTATTATGATGAATTTTTTGATGTT